AGGACTCGGGGAAGGTCCTGCCCCGGCCGGACGGTCCGGCCGATCCGTTGAAGGGGTGCACCCGTGAAGCCGTGGCCGACCGTCCTGGACTGTGCGGACCGTCTCGGCGTGGACCCCGCCGACCCGGCCGACCTGCGGGCGTTGACCGCGTCGCTGGAGGCTCAGGTCACCATGGTGACGCGGGCCCGCCCGGACCTCCTCGACGCCGCCGGCCTCCCGGTCGCGGACCTCGCGGACGACGACTGGCAAGGGCTCGTGATCCTCGCCTGTCTGGACTACCGGGCCGCGAACACCCCCAACGGGTTCACCGGCTATGACGGCGGGTACGGCGGGGACTCTGCGGAGAGGTTCCGCGCCCACCAGCTCCTCCGCATCCAACGCTACGTCCCGCCCCGGGTCGGGTGACGGACTCGTGTTCACCAAGGCCGAGTCCATCCTCGACTCGATCCGCGCTCTCGGCGTTCACGCGACGATGGACCCCCGCAAGGTCAACCCGCCGTGTGCACTCCTCGTCCCCCCGGACCTGGAGCGGGGCACCGCGTGCGGCGTGTACGCGGCGTGGACGGTCCACCTGGTCGCCCCGGGCCCGAACGACCTCGACGCCGCCCGGTGGCTCCTGGAGCGCATCGAGGCCGTGTTCGACGCCGTGGGCGGGTTCACCGCCGAGTACGGGAACCTCACGATCAACCCGGACTCCGACCCCCTGCCCGCCTACACGATCACGGTCGTGTCCGAACCCCTCGCATCCTAGGAAGGCCCCTCTCATGCCCGCAGTCGGTCACGTCGTCAAGCACTTCAAGCTGAAGGTGGGAACCACCGCGTACGAGTGCGCGATGACCCAGCTCGACACCGCCACGGAGGCGGAGGAGACCACGATCCGCACCGCGTGCCCGGACGGCACCGCGACGGACTACGGGGCCCCGGAGGAGACCGTGACGCTCGCGTTCAACATCGACCACGCGGCGGACTCCCTGTACTCCTACCTGCGTGCCAACATCGGCAAGGAGGCTGCGATCGAGTACGTGTCCCCCGACGAGAAGGCCGTCTACACCGGCACCGTTGTGGTGGGTCCGCCGACCGCGTCCGCGCCGGTCGGGTCGGTGGAGACCGGCACGTGTGACCTGAAGGTCAAGGGCGGGCTCCTCACCCGCGCCGACTACACCCCGCCCGCGCCCTGACCCGCGCCCGCGCCCGTGGCCGACTACGTCCTGACACCCCGAGAGCTCGCCGTTGCGGTGCGGGCCGCTCGGGCGTTGCCGCGTGAGCTGCGGGCGGAGTTCCGAACGTCGGTCAACCGTGAGGTCGCGGGCCCGGCGGCGCGTGAGGTCCAGGCAGTCGCCGGCCGCCAGTCGGTCCCGGCGGCGCGGGCGTTCCGTAACCGGGGCGTCGCGGTGAAGCCGTCCGAGGAACCGATCCTCGTCGTCGGTGGCCCCGAGTCCTACGGTCGCACCCGCATGCGGTCGATCGCCTACGGTGCCGAGTTCGGGGGCGGGAAGCGCCGCTCCACCTACACCCGGAAGGGCCGCAAGCGGGGCCGTTCCCGGTCGGGTCCCCACCAGGTGACCCGCCGCACCACGGTCGGGTTCGGCCCCCCGGCCCGGGCGGGCCGGTTCGTGTTCCCGACCCTCATCAAGCGGGCCCCGGAGATGTCCGACGCGTTCCTCCGCATCGTGGCCCGCGTCACCGATGAGGTCTGGGGGAGGGCCAGTGGCTAGCACCAAGCCGTTGGACATCGTCGCCCGGTTCAAGACCGTGACCACGGAGTTCAACACCCGCAAGGTCGAGACCGAGCTCGACAAGACCGAGCGGGCGTTCAAGGAGTCCGAGCGCGCCGCTGACCGCTGGTCGGACCGCCTCGACCGGGAGGCCGACGAGGCCGGCCGGGGCGTGAAGGGCCGTCTACGGGGCACCGGTTCCGAGATCGGGGCGGAGTTCTCCGAGAACATCGGGGAGGGGTTCCGGTCCGGGGACTTCAAGGGCGTGGTGCTGGAGACCTTCACCAGCCTGGGCCCCGCTCTGGGCGTCGCCGGTCTCGCCCTGGGCGCGGGTGCCGCCATCATCTCCTCGATGATCCAGGGCGCGGAGGAACAGGCCGAGAAGCTCCGCCAGCTCGGCCGCGACATCCTCGGGTACGTCCAGGACGGCATGTACGACCAGGCCGAGAAGGAGGCCGTGGTCGCCAAGGCGTTGGGGTTCGACTCGATCGAGGAGGCCCTCCCGCGTCTGGTCGAGGTCGCGGACCGTGCCGGGGTCGGCGTCAAGGATGCGTTCGACTACATCGCCTCCGGTGGCCGGGAGATGTCCGACGACGTGACCACCGCGTTCGGGAAGGTCGAGGACTCCGCCGCCGCGCTGAAGAGCCTGGGTGCGGGCCCAACGGACATCTTCGGCACGCCGTCGGAGGGGCAGGCCGTCGTGTCCACGATGGGGGAGCTCTCGACCCTGGCCGGGGACGTTGCCACGTCGATGGGGCAGGCCCGCAAGGATGCCGCGACCCTCGCGGCGCTGCGTGTGGACCCCAAGTGGGCCACCGTCCTGGCCGCGACCCGTGCCGGTGCACGCGACGCCGGCCAGGTGCCGTATGCGACGGGTGGGAGAGGCTGACATGCTGACCGCGACCGCGACCCCGGACGATGTCCTCGCCACCTACATGGTCCTTCGCGCCTCGGGGGGGACCGCCCCGTACTCGTGGACCGCGTTCCCCAACGGCGGCACCCCCTACACGGTGCCCCGCACCGTCGCGGACCCCACCGGTGCCGCCACCGTGGACGGTCTCGCCCCTCTCGGCCGTGAGGTCACCTACCAGGTGCGGGACTCCGCCGGTGCGTCGCTCGACGTGACCACCAGCCTGCCCGAGCCCCCGTCTGCGGTGCTCTCCGACGCCCTCGACCCGGCCCGGGTCCTGTTCGTCACCGTCGTGGACCAGCTCCCCAACGAGTGGGCCGCCCGCTCCGTCTGGTTCGACGTGCTCGACCGCCGGGACCCGTTCGTCGCGGTCGCCCCCATGCGGTTCCGTAACGGCACGATCGTCCTGCGGACCGTGACCGCCGACGACCGACGCGACCTGTTCGACCTCCTCACCACTGGCCGGCCGCTGGTGCTGCGGTCCCCGTGCGCCGCCGCCGTGGACGACCTCACGATCCTGGTCAACCAGGTGACCGAGGAGCTCGCCTCGGACTCGATGAAGGCCGGGCCACGGTCCTGGTCGCTCACGTACCAGGCCGTGTCCAACGAGCTCGGGCCCTACCTCCCCGACCCGGATTGGGACTGGTCCGCCGTCGTCGCGGACCCCCGCAACACGTCGTGGTCCCAGGTCGCCGTGTCGTTCGCGTCGTGGGACGACCTCGTCACCAACACCCGGAAGCCGTGACCGGCCGTGCCGATCCCTGTTCCCGCTGACCTGGTCGCCGCCTACGGGCGCACCGCCCCGGCCCCGTTCTCCCGCCTCCGGTTCACCCTGACCGGTGCCACCCCGATCACGGTGGAACCGTTGGAGGGGGAGCTCTCGTGGGACGCCTCCCGGTGGCCCCGCTGCGAGCTGCGTGCGGTCCTCCCGACCACGATCACGCCCACGTCCCTGCCGCCCGCCCTGTCCGCCTACGGCGGCCGCGTCACCGTGACCACGGGCGCACGCATCGCCGGGCGGACCCACCAGTTCCAGGCCGCGTCCCTCACGGTCGCGCAGGTGGACATCTCCCGCCCGGACGGCCGCGTCGAGGTCCTCGCCACGTCGCTGGAGGCCCTCGTCAATGAGGACCGCTACGACCTGCCCACCAACAACGACGCCGCCGACCTCCGCGACTCCGTCCCGATCATCGTGCGCCGCACCCTCCCGGGCGTGGCCGTCGTGGACCAGCTCGGCGCGGCCGGGTCCACGATCGTGCCGGAAGGGGCCTACGTCCTCGACTCCGACGTGTGGCCCACCGTCGAGAGACTCATGGACGACTACGGCGCGGAGGCGTGGTTCGACAACCTGGGCCGCCTCGTGCAACGCCCCGTCCCCGTCGTGAAGGCCACCCCTGACCTGGTCATCAAGGTGGGCGGGGACGGGGGAGCGTTGACCGGGTACGACTCGTCACGCCGGTGGGGCCCCAACCGGGTGGTCCTCGTGTACTCCACCCCCGACTACGAGGGCCGCACCCGCCACCAGTTCACCGACGTGACCACCGGCACCAGCCCCGGCATGGTCGGCGTGAACACCGCGAACCCGGCCTCCGCGACCCTGGTGCGCGTGCACCGGCAGGACGTGGACGGCACCGACGTGGCCGACCAGTTCACTGGCATGAGGGCAGGGGACCGGGTCCGCCTCGTGGACGACGACACGGCGTTGAAGAAGCCGTCCCGCGTCGTGTACGAGGTCACCGCCGCCCCGACTCTGTCCGCGTCGGTCATCTCGATCCCGGTGCGTGTCGTGCGCGCCGTGAAGGCCCCGAGCTCGCCGCCGCTGTTCCCCGTAGACACGGACCTCGACGTGTTCGTGAGGATCAACCCGCGCCGCCGGGTGGGCCGGTGGGAGGACACCCGCGCCGCGTCCCCGACCCGAATCTCCGGGCCCTACGGCCGCCACACGTACCGGGAGGACCTCCCCGTCGAACGGGGCGAGCTGCCCGACCAGGACGACGCCGACGCCGCCGCCCTCGCAATGGCCCGCCGTGTCGTGGGTCGCCTCCGGGGTGTCACCGTGCGAGCGATCCCCGCACCGTGGCTCCTCCCCGGCGACACCGTCCGCCTGACCATGCTCGGCGGACTGACGGAGGATCACGTCGTGCAGGCCGTGACCCACCCGCTGTCCGGCCTCGACGTGATGACCCTGACGACCCGTGACGCCGCCTACACCGCCGGCCCCTTCTGAGGAGGACCCCATGCCCACGACCACCAACGGTCTCCCGTATCCGGCACCGGGCGACGCCCCGGACGGCGCGGCTCAGATCAAGGCCCTAGCCGAGGCCCTGCCCGTGCACCGCGTGCCGACCGCTATGGCGGCCGGCGCGGCGCGTATCTCGCTGAGCAGTCAGGTGATTGCCTCAGCCGTGGTCACGTTCCCGGCGGGACGATTCTCGGCCGCGCCCCGCGTGTCCGTGACGCCGCAGGGCACATCCGTCTACTCCGCCCACAACCTCGGGGCTCCGACTGCTACGTCCGTGACCGTCGGCGTTCGCAAGATCGACGGACTTGCCACCACTGGGGACGTGGACGTGTCGTGGTTCGCCGTCCAGGGACTGGGGTGACACCGTGGACACCATGACGACCCACAACGCGACATGCCGCACCCCCGGATGCGGCAACGCCGACGCCCGCATCCCGATCACCGCGACACTCTGGGACGACGACGGCCGCGAGCTCGGCCCGGACCCGGCCCCGTTCGTCGTGTGCGGCGTGTGCGGGGTCCGCATCCTCGACGTGGTCCCCGCATGAGCACCGGCGACGACCTCGAGCACCAGCCGATCGACCCGGACGACCTGGTCCCGCCCGACGAGGACCAGGACCCCGCCGGCGACGACGAGGGGGCCTACGATGAGTAACCGGGTCCGGGCGACCGATGACGGGTTGGCCCGAATCACCGCATCGCTGGGCGCATCGACGTTCCACGGGATCACCGTGCAAGGGCACTGCATGGGCATCGTGGCCCGGACCTGGCGGCTCCCGTCCCAGCCCGCCGGTTACGGCACCGCCTACGACGGGGCCCGCGCCGTCCAGTCGGCGGGTCGGATGCGCACCGGGACTAACCCGCCCGTGGGTGCGGTCGCCTGGTGGGCGCACCGCTCGAGCAACAACCGCCCCGGCCACGTCGCCACGATCAACCGCCCCGGGTTCTGCCTGGGCAACGTCGGCGCGACGATCCAAGAGGCCGCCCTCTCACGGTTCAGCGGTCTCCGCTGGTTGGGGTGGTCCTGGCCCTCAGATGTCCCCGGATGGGGACCCGCCGTACCGCCGACCCCCGACCCTGGAGACGACATGCCCCTGACCAACGACGACATCGACCGCATCGCCCGCCGCGTGTGGGAGTTCCAGCTCGCCAGCATGTGGGACGGTCAGCGCCGCACCGCCGGCAACCTGCTCTCGCAGGGCCACTACTGGTCCCTTCAGGGCGGGGTTGACGGCACCGTCCCGGCGACCAGCACCGACACCGCCCGCCGGGGCGAGCCCACCAGCACCCGCCGACTGCTGAAGGGATGAAGGTCGGGCCGGAGTTCGCCAGGTGGCCGACCCTCCTGGCGGCTGTCACCCTCACCGGGTCCGGCCTCGCCCTGGACCTGGCGGACCCCGCCGCGTCACCGTTCGCCGTCGCCTGCCTGACCCTGGGCGCGGTCGCGTTCGGTGCGTTCGTGTACGCCGAGGGGGCGCGACACCGAGACTGGACCGACACCGAACGGTCCCGACACGCCGACGACACCCCGGCTGGACAGGACCCAGGGCCCTCGGGTTAGCCTGCCCACCACACAGAGCGAAGATGACGCGACCCGCTCCCTGTCGGCCTACGCCGATAAGCGACATGGGGTTGACCGGTGACCTTCACCAGAAGGCTCCCGCGACCCGCTGCGGATCGCGCATCTTCCTGACCGGGAGGATGCATGCAGTACATGACCACGGGCGACTACGCCGCCCGCTACGGACTCACCCAACGGCAGGCCCGGACCCTTGCCCTCGCTGGGGATGTCCCCGCGATCCGCGTCGGCGGTGCCCGCTCCGAGTGGCGGTTCCTCGTCCCGACCTCAGACACCGATGGGCCCCGTCCCACCGGAGTGGATCGGGGCCCATCGCACACAGAGCGAAAGCCGCTCGCCACCAAGGTTACGTCAACCGGTGACACCCCGGTAACCGCGACCCGGCGGCTTGTCCACAGTCTCGGCCCCGTCGCCGGGAACCGCGCCGCCGCCGCTCTCGCGGACCTCGCCTGGGCCCTCCTCGACCTCACCACGGGCCCGACCGAACCGACACGCGACCAGCTCGCCGCGCTCCTCGCCCACGCCGCCGACCAGGTGGACCCCCTCGGGGCGACCTCGTGACCGCCGGGGAGTGGGGCATGCTCGCCCTCGCCCTGGCCCTCATGGGCGCGGGCATGTGGTGGGGCCTGTACCTCGCGGACGCGTGGGCCCGCCGCGAGCGTGACCGCCGCGACGCAGCCCGCTACCTCGCCCGCCACCGCCACCCCTCCGGCCGGGGGTGGAGGCCGTGAAGGTGCGCGTAACCCTGACCTTGGACGTGGACGCCGACGCATGGGCGACTGACTACGGGATCACCCGCGACCAGGTGCGCGCCGACGTGGTGGAGGCGGTAACCCACGCCGCCCACGCGTGGCTACGGGACAACGGCATGGAGGCGACCTCGTGACCGCGCAACCGTCGCTGTTCGACCCCGTCGAGGGGGAACGCCGCAAGCGTGAGGGCATCGCCCTGGTCGAGTCGCACAACCCCGACTGGTCCGCCCGCGCCCTCGCCCAGCTCCACGACCTCGCGTCGATCTTCCCGCACGTCACCGCCGACGACCTCCGGGCCCGCATGAACGGCGACGAACCCGAGCACCCCAACGCGTACGGGGCCGTGTTCCGCCGCGCCGCCGCTCGGGGCTGGTTGGAACCCACCGACGCGACCTGTCGATCCCGCCGGCCCGACGCGCACGCCCGCCGCCTCCAGGTGTGGAGGTCCACATGCCTGCCCTGGTGACCTCGGACCCGGTCCCCTGGGGTTGGACCCACCCCAGCGAGCGCCGCCCATGCGAGTGGGGCACGTGCGGACACTGTGACGCGGGCCGGCACGAGCGGTGTCAGTTCCTCAGGTGGCCGGCACGCGGCCGCCGCTCCGCCCCGCACACGTGGGTTCTCGACCGGCGGGGCCAAGTCATCTCGCCGCACTTCCCCGTGTTCATCCCCGGCGCGGACCGGGACTGGGTGTGCTCCTGCCACCGTCAGGGCCACCCGACCGAGTCCGGGCAGGTGGCCCTGTGGTGACCCTCTGGGCGTGCGCCGTCCCGATCATGGGCGGGGACGAGTGCACCGAGCTCGCGGACGTGCGCCTCGGGTTCGAGCACCTGGACACCCGGGCCCTCCTCGTCGTGCACCTGTGCCCCGACCACGCCGACGCCGTCACCGGCCGACTAGGTGAACCAGACGCGACGTGGACGATCGTGGCCGACTCACGGGCCACGGCATGACACGCGACGAGGCCGTGCGGGCCCTACAACGCGGGTTCTACAACGCGGGCATGAACGAGGACCGCATCCCAACCCCGACCGAGTGCTTGTTCGCCGTCGCCGCCCTCGTCGCGGCGGGCTGGGGCGACCTCACCGCCGAACGGGAACGGCTGGCGGCAGCGGTGGAGGCCGAGCGGGCAACTCGCACCGACGTTCACGTCCGGGCCGCACTCATGGACGCCGCCCGCCTGATCCGCACCACGACCGAGGAGGCCCAGCCGTGATCCACATCGAGACGAAGCGGTGCGTCGGCGGCGGACTCCGTCGCTGGCTCGCCTGGTACACGAATGACGCCGGGTACGCCTGGGCCGCGTTCGGCCTCACCGAGGCGCACGCTCGGCGGCGGCTGCTCGCGTCCCTGGACGCCCGTGACGCCGCATGGGTGGTCGCCCGATGACCGACATCGACTGCGCCACCTGCGCCGCGCTGCTCACCAACCCCCGCGCCGTCCACTTCCCCGCCGACGATGACGGCAACCCCGAGGTCTGGCAGGTCCAGGCCGGGGACTACCCCGACGAGCCCGACGTGGTGATCGTCGTCGAGCACGCTGTCGACGAGCACGGCCACGACGTGCGGCCCGGCACTGCCGCGTTCATCGTCTGGGCGCTCACCGCCGCCGACGAGGTGGAGCGGCTGACCGCCGAGCCCGAATGAAGGCTCCCCGCCCGGCGTGGCTGGTCGAGGCCCACAACAACCGGGGCCTGCTCCCACCGCCCCGGTTCCTGCCCCGTTCCGACGCTGCCCCTCGCGTCGTCGTGGCACCCCCCCAACCTCGACCCGGGGCCGCGTCCTCCCGGCGACCCACCCGGCCCCGGGTCGAGACCGTCACCCCGCCGGCAACGCCGGGGAACGTGCCACGCCCGGACCGCATCACGGCCGAGACGTGGGAGCGCATGTCCTGGGCCGCCCGATGGAAGGCGCACCGCCATGACCACGCACGTTGACCCCTGCCCCGGCGCGGTCGCCTCGACCGCCAAGGTGCCGGGCTCCGAGCTGCGTGCATGGGTCCACCCCCACGGGTGGGTCAAGTGCGGGACGTGCGGACTCATGCTCCGGTACGCGTGGTGGGACGGAACCCGCCACGTGTGCGGGCGTTGCCAGTGGGGCAGGGGGGCCAAGTGAGCCCCCGCCCCCGGGCGCGTGGCCCACCGGCCGCCCCAAGCCTCCGACCCCGTGACTCGTCGCACCATGCCTGGACCGGGGCCAGGGCCAGCCGCACGTGCGCTCGCAGAACGCGGGGGTGCCGCCGTGCGGCTTCCGTGCCATGCCGTGCACGAGGCGGCACACGGGCTCCGAATCGGGGAGGGCGTGCCAGACAGCCGAAGGGTTGGGAGGACCCCCCCGGGAACGGGGGGAGGGGGGGCTCCCAAGGGAGAGGGCGTCAAGCGTGAAGGGATCAGCCGTGGGGCGTTGGGGTGGTCGTGAAGCTGCCAGGTTCAAGGCGGCCGTGTTCGCGAAGTGGGGGAGCGTGTGTCACATCTGCGGGGGTGAGGGCGCGGACACCGCTGACCACCTGGTCCCCAGGTCGCGGGGTGGGAGCAACGATCCGGCGAACGGGCGACCGGCTCACCGCTCGTGCAACAGTCGCCGGGGTAACCGGCCGCTCCCGGGCTCGCCGGCCGCGTCCGTGACGAGGCGGGCCGTTCTTTGAGCGGGGGACGAGAGCCCACACGGGGGGTAGCGTCCATCCCTCCCCGGTCCGGCGCGACCCGGGCCGAGTTGATCGAACAGGTGTCCGAATGAGTCAGGGTGCGATGTTCGGGGCCAGACGCCGCCGAGGCCCGGCCCGGTCGATGCTCGACCGGACCCTCCTGGACTGGCGCAAGCGGGGCGTGCTCTCCGGGGACGAGTGGGCCGCCGCCCGCTCGGTGCTCCGCGACCTGGCCGACGCCGTGGACGGGTCCCGCGCCGACGCCCGCGCCGGGGAGTGCTCGTGGCTCGCGCACGCCCGCACCGTCACCCTGTACCGGGAGGCCCTCGCCGCCGCATCCGAGGGGGGTGCACCGCGTGCCGACATCGACGCCGCCCTGTCAGCCCTTCTACGCGACGCCCCGGCGCTCTGAGTACCCGACGCACGGGCGTCGCTGGTGGGCGACGGCCGCGCTCATGGGTCGCCCGTTGACGCCGTGGCAGACCCTCGTGGCGGCCGTGGCGGGGGAGTACGACCCCGACGACGGTAACCGCCTCGTGCACCCGTTCGTCACCGTGTCGGTGCCCCGCCAGTGCGGCAAGACGACCCTGTTCATGGTGCGGGGGTCGGACGAGGCCCTGACCGGCGGTCAGGGTTGGTACACGGCGGACAACGGCATGAAGGCCCGAAAGCGTTGGTCGGACTGGCTGGTCCGGGTGCCTCGGGACTGGCGGGCCGTGGTGCGTCGTGCGGCCGGGTCCGAGCTGTGGGAGACCCCGGCCGGTGGCCGGTTCGCGCCGTTCCCCCCGACCCGTGACGCGATCCACGGCGAGCAGGTGGATTGGGCGGGCATCGATGAGGGCTGGTCCCACTCCGAGGCGACCGGGTCCGAGCTCCTGACCGCGATCGTGCCGGCGCAATCGACGCGCCCGACCTCGTCCACCTGGTTGGCCTCGACCGCCGGGGACTACGCCTCGACGTGGTGGCACTCCCTGGTGGAGCGGGGCCGCGCCGGGGAACACGCACACTTCGAGTGGAGGGCCCCCAGCGACGAGGCCGTGTTCGACCCGGGGACGTGGGCGTCGTGGCACCCGGGCGTGGGCAACGTCCTGGACCCTCGGAAGATCCCCGACCTCCTCGCCCAGATGCCCAACGCCGACGACGCGATCCGATCGTTCGGGAACCGGGTCCGTACCGTGGTCACGTCCAAGTGGCCCACGGGGGCGTGGGCCGCCGCCGTCATGGCCCCACCGGACCCGATGCCCCCGGTCGTCGCGCTCGCCCTCGACGTGGCCCCCGACCGGGACCGGGCCTCCATCGGGGCCGCGCACCAGCTCCCGGACGGCGGGGTCCTGGTGCAGCTCCTCGCCACGGGCCCGGGGACGGCGTGGGTCGCGGACGAGCTCCGCGACCTCCTGGCGCGTCTGCCCCGTCAGGTGCCGGTGCTCTACGACACGAGGGCCCAGGCGCGCCACGTCGCCGGGGAGCTCCGCCACGTCGTGCGGGCCCGGTGGGAACCGGTCGAGGGGGCCGGGTTCGTGCGGGCGTGCACCGGCATGTACGCGGCCGTCATCGCGGGGGAGTGCCGGGTCCTGTCCTCCCCGGAGCTCGACCAGGCCGCCGCCGCCGCCGAGACCAAACCAGTGGGTGACGGGTGGGCGTGGTCGAGGGCCCGCTCCGCCGACGACATCACCGCCCTCATGGCCTGCTCCCTCGCGTGGCATCACGCGACCGACACCCCGGCCGCACCGCCCCGTGTCGTGGCCCGCCCGTGACCGGGATCACCGCATGACCGCCCCCGTGGCGGGGCATGGTGGGGCCGTGACCGTTCCCCGCCTGCTCCTGCCCGCTGTGGCCGTGCTCGCCGCCCTGACGTTGGCCGGGTGCACCAGCGACCCGGCCCCGGGGCCGTCGTCGTCGTTCCCCGTGTCCGACGTGGTGGACGAGGCCGCGTTCGGGGCGCTCGCCGCCGGCGCAACCGGCGGGGACAAGGTCGCCGCCTACGAGCTCGTGCGGCAGGTGTGCGGCTCGACGCTGACCCCGACCGCCCAGGCGGAGTCCCTCGACGTGGTCACGGTGCGGTTCGCGGTCCTCGCCGGGTGCCCCGGCAAGGCCGACTGGACCCCGTGACCGCCCGTTGTCCACAGGCCCTCCACACTGTCAACGGGACCTGACACCATGTAAGGCGTGGGGCTTCTCCGTGCGTTGCGGCTCAACGCCGCCCGGCCCGAGGTCGCCGCGTCCCTGGACCCGGTGCACTCCGGGGGCGCGGCCTCGCGCTGGGGGTCCCCCCTGCCGTGGGTCACGTCCGCGTCCGGGCCGTCGTGGGATCAGCTCTCGGAGGGCATGTGGTCCGGGTGGGCCGGTAACCGGGCCCTAGCCCTGTCGATCCCCGCGTTCGCCCAGGGTGTCCACCAGATCGCGGGGACGTGCGGGACGTTCGGGTTCCGGCTGGTCCGTGACCGGGCGACCCTGCCGCCGTGGGGGATCGTCGCCCAGCCCGACCCCGACCAGCCCCCGTCCATCACCTGGACTCGACTGGTCGAGGACCTGGTCCTGTTCCCGTATGCGTGGCTGAGGGTCACCGACCGGTTCGCTCCGCCGCCGGGAGCGGCGCGGGGGTTCCCCCGCTCCGCCGTCTACGAGCCGTACGAGAACGTCACGATCGACCCGGACACCCTGCGGGTGTTCGTAGAGGGCCGCGACTACACCGACGACATGCTCCGGTTCGACTCCCCGGTTGCCCCCGGGGCGCTCGCGAACGGTCGCCGCATCCTGACGACGGCGCTACTGATCGAGGAGGCGGTCCGCCGGTTCGCCCGCATGGACGTGCCGGCCGGATACCTTCAGCAGACGGGCGGGCCGGACCTGACCGACCCGGAGATTCTGGACCTCCTCGACGCGTGGGAGGCCGCCAGGTCCCGCCGCTCGACCGGGTTCCTCAACCCGTCCGTCAAGTACGAGACGGTGGCGTTCAACGCCCAGCAGCTCCAGTTGGTCGAGGCCCGCAACGCCAACGCCGTGGACATCGCCCGCCTTCTGAACCTGCCGCCGATGTCCGTCAACGCCGAGTCCAACGGGTCCCTGACGTACTCCACGACGGAGTCCCAGGGCCGCACCCTGCTCAACCAGACGCTCAACCCGTACCTGCTCGCCGTGGTGGGTCGCCTGTCGATGCCGGACATCACGCCCCGGGGGCAGGCCGTCGAAGTCAACCTCGACCAGTTCCTCCGCTCCGACGCTGAGGCCCGCGCCCGCGTGTACTCCGCCCTGATCCCCGCCGGTGTCATGACGGTGGACGAGGCCCGCGCCAACGAGGGCCTGCCCGCCCTGACCACGCCCCCCGCCGCCTCGGAGGCCCCCGATGCCTGAGCCCCTCCTCCACCTGACCGCCGCCCCGCTGACCGTGACCGCCGACCTGGAGACCCGCACGATCCGGGGGCTCGCCGTCGAGTGGAACGTGGTGGGCCTCGCCTCGACCGGCCCGGTGCGGTTCCTCCCCGGGTCGCTGACCCCCTCGCCTCACCTGCTCCTCCGCGACCACGACCCGGCCAAGGCCGTGGGCCGTGTCACCGGTGCGGAGACCGACGAGCTCGGGGCCCGCATCACCGCGAAGGTGTCCGAGGTCGCCGCCGGGGACGAAGCCCTGATCCTCGCCTCGGACGGGGTCCTCACCGGCCTGTCCGTGGGGGTCCGCCCCACCGTGTTCGAACGGGTCGAGGACCCCGACCACGGCGAGGTCCTGGAGGTCACCGCCGGCGAGTGGGAGGAAACGTCCCTCGTCGCGTTCCCCGCGTTCACCAACGCCCGAATCTCCGACGTAGCCGCGTCGGCAAACCAGAAGGAGGCTCCAGTGACGGAGCAGACCGTCGAGACCGTCGAGGAGACGGAAACTCCCGCCGTGGTTGCCGCCGCTCCCCGCGTCTCGTCCACCGTGACCGCCGCCCGGGCCCTGCCCACGGCGGGGGAGTACCTGTTCGCCTCGATCAAGCGCCACGAAGCCCCCCAGCGATGGGAGGACATGCAGGCCGTGGTCCGTGCCGCCGCCCCGCACACGTTCGTGGCGGACGTGCCCGGACTCATCCCGGCCCCGATCGTCGGGGACGTGTTCGCCGGCCGCCCCGAGGATCGTCCGATCGTGGACTCCCTGGGCCCGCGTACCGGCCCGGACGGCGGAAAGACGTTCTCCCGCCCCGTCATCTCGGACCCGCTCCTCGACGCGGCCGTGATCGAGGAGAAGACCGACGCGACCGATCAGCTGAAGGTCACCGGCGTGGACTTCACGTACGAGTACGTGAAGCGGGCGTTCAACCTCTCGGCGGAGGCTATCGCCTTCACCAGCCCGGAGGTCCTCGACGTGGCGCTCCGCGACCTGGGCCGCGCCTACACCCGGGGCACGGAGAAGGTCGCCGCCACCGCGCTGGAGGCCATCGACGGGACCGCGTCCGCCGTCGCGGCGGAGGCGTTCGAGGACGCCGTGGCCGCCGCGTCGGCCGCCATGTACGTGGCGACCGGGGAGCAGGTGGACCGCATCTGGCTCTCCGTCGGCGCGTGGCAGCACCTCTACGGGCTGAAGGACTCCCAGGGCCGCCCCGTGTTCCCGCGCATCGGCCCGGCCAACGCGAACGGCACCAACGGCGGAATCCGGGGCATGGGCCTGGACATCGGTGGGATCGCCGCCACCGTGTCGTGGGCCCTGACCGCGAACGTGGCCGTCGTGGGCAGCTCCGCCGTCATCGAGTGCTACGAGAACCACCGCATCACGATGCGCGCCGACGAGCCCACGATCCTCGGGGTCGCCGGGTCCGTGGGCGGCGCGATCGCCCTCGGGGCGCTCAACGCGGCCGGCGCGTCCAAGTTCACCGTGGCCGCGCAGACGGTGCCGACCCCCTGACCGCTCCCGCCCCGTCGCCCGCCCCGGCTCCTGAGCCGGGGTCGGGTGGGAGCACCCGCAAGGGCCGCAAGAGCTAGACCCCCGGGCCGTCGGCCGGGGCAGGACTCGGGGAAGGTCCTGCCCCGGCCGGATGGTCCGGCCGATCCGTTGAAGGGGTGCACCCGTGAAGCCGTGGCCGACCGTCCTGGACTGTGCGGACCGTCTCGGCGTGGACCCCGCCGACCCGGCCGACCTGCGGGCGTTGACCGCGTCGCTGGA